AGCCCCCAAACACGGCCGCAATTCTGAGCCGGTTTTTGATCTAGGTCATTTTCCTCGGGGGTGGTCACCATGCCCGGTGGACGGCCCCCAACGCCTACGGAACGTAAGCGCCGCACCGGCAACCCCGGCAAGCGGGTACTGCCCGAGCCGGTGGTGCAGCTGGCTGCGGTCGCGTCGATCCCTCCCCCGCCGGCCACCCTCGGAGACAAGGGCGTCGAGGTGTGGGACCGACTGTGGACGGCCGGTCAGGCGTGGCTGTCGCCCGCAACGGACCTCGATCTGCTGACCCGGCTGTGCGAGGCCCACGACGAGCGCGAGGCGCTGCGGGACGCGATCGCTGACGAGGGCTACATGGTCACCGGGTCGATGGGGCAGCGCCGGGCGAACCCCCTGCTGTCGGAACTGCGGGCGCTGGAATCGCAGATGACCAAGTACGAGAGCTTGTGCGGCTTCACGCCGACGGACCGGGCCCGGCTCGGCTACGCGGAGGTGAAGCGTGCCAACAAGCTCGACGAACTCCTCTCCCGCCGCGCGGACCGAGCCCAGTAGCTGGCCGCCGCGCTTCCTGACGCCGGTCCCCGACGTGGACGTGACCCGCGGTGACGGCGCGCAGGTCGCGGAGTTCATCGAGGCGCTGTGCACGGTCACCAGGGATACGTTCGCCGGGCCGTCCGGGTCGCCGCTGACGCTGCGGCCATGGCAACACCAGCTCCTCGGGCACGCTTTCGCGCGGCGCGAGGACGGCCGGCGCCGCCACCGCGTGGCGCTGGTGGGCGAGCCCCGCAAGAACGGCAAGTCCGGCTTGGCTGCGGGCATCGCGCTTGAGGGCCTGTTCGAGTGCCGCGGCGCCGAGGTGTACAGCTGCGCCGGCGACAAGGAACAGGCCCGGATCGTGTTCGGGGACGCCCGCCGGATGGTGGAGAACGCCCCCGATCTCGCTGCGGCGTGCAAGGTCTACCGGGACGCGATCGAGGTTGTCAGCTCGGGCTCGGTGTACCGGTGCCTGTCGGCCGAGGCGTTCACCAAGGAAGGCCTGTCTCCGACCCGGGTCGTCTTCGACGAGCTGCACGTGCAGCCGAACGACGAGCTTTTCAACGTCATGGCGCTCGCGGCCGGAGCCCGCATCGACCCGATGCTCTTCGCGATCACGACCGCCGGGGTGAAGAGCGACAACACGGGCGCCGACAGCGTCTGTTACCGGCTCTTCCAGTACGGGCAGCGGCTGGTGGCGGGCGAGGACGCCGACCCGGCATTCTTCATGGCCTGGTGGGGCGCCCCTGACAACGCGGACCACCGCGATCCGGCGGTGTGGGCCGCGGCGAACCCGGCCTACGGCGACCTGATCGACCCCGAGGACTTCGAGGCCGCGGTTCGGCGTACCCCCGAAGCCGAGTTCCGCACGAAGCGCCTGAACCAGTGGGTCAACACAGCCGCGGCCTGGCTGCCAGCCGGAGCGTGGGACGCCTGCACAGGCGCCGGGGCGGTGCCGGACGGCGCCGAGGTCTGCCTCGGCTTCGACGGGTCGTTCAACGGGGACTCCACCGCCCTGGTCGTCGTCTCCTGCCCGTCCGGCGCCGACGAGCTCCCGCACGTGGACGTCGTCGAGGCGTGGGAGCGCCCGCAGACCGCAGGGAACGAGTGGACGGTGCCGATCGTGGACGTCGAGGCGGCGATCCGCGCCGCGTGCCGACGCTGGTCGGTTCGGGAGATCGTGTGCGACCCGTACCGGTGGGGCCGCACCTACCAAATCCTTGAGGACGAGGGCCTGCCAGTGGTGGAGTTCCCGCAGTCCCCGGCCCGGATGATTCCGGCGACGACGCGGTTCTTCGAGGCGGTCATGAACCGGTCGCTGACGCACTCCGGGGATGCGCGGCTGGCCCGGCACCTGTCGAACTGCGTGATCCGGACCGACTCGCGTGGCTCGCGCCTGTCGAAGGACGCGAAAGCGTCGCCCCGCAAGATCGACCTCGCCGTGTCGGCCGTGATGGCGCTGGAACGCGCCTGCACCGAGCCCGAACCCGAGCCGACGCCCCAGTTCTTCAGCTGGGCTGACCTGTAGGGGGTGCCGTGCGACTGCCGAAGTGGACGCGGCCGCGCATCCCGCGCCGGCCACTGTCCGATCTCGTCGACCTTGCGGGCCTCGGATGCCTGGATACGGCCGCGTGGTGGCTGCATCCGGTCGCCGGGATGGCCGTTCTCGGCCTGTTCCTGCTGCTGATCGGATGGGTGGTGGACCGTGAGCCTCCTGCGCAGAGCAGCTGAACAGCGCACAGCGCGCCCCTTCGGAGACTCCTCGATCCCTACGAACGGCTCCCTTTTGGCGCCAACCGCTTCGGGGGTCGCGGTCAACGACCAGACCGCGATGCAGCTCACGGCGGTATGGGCGTGCGTGCGGATCATCTCCACCACGCTGGCCAGCCTGCCGCTGACCGCGATGACCAGCCGCGGCGGAATCCAGGTCCCTGCGTCTCCCCAGCCAGTGATCGTGGCCGACCCGTTCGGCGGCGAAGGTGGAGGCGCGCGCTTCCCGTCCCGGCGCGCGGGCGTCAAGCAGATCGCCACGTCCTTGCTGCTGCGCGGCGACGGGTACGGCATGGTCACGGCCCGGGACTATCTCCTGCGGCCAACACGGGCTCAGGTGATCCACCCGGACCGGGTCAAGGTCGACCTCGACGATGAGGGCGGTCGCCTCTACGACGTCGACCGGAAGCGTGTCCCCACCGAGGACATGATCCATCTGACCGCGATGTGCATGCCCGGGTCCCCCACCGGCATGTCGCCGATCTCGTATGCCCGCCAGTCCATCGGGCTCGGCCTGGCCGCCGAGCGGTTCGGAGCGAGCTTCTTCGGCCAGGGCGCGCACCTCTCCGGCGTCATCACCGTGCCCGGCGACCTCGACAAAGCCCGCGCCCGGCAGATGAAGGAAGCCTTCGAGGCCTCCCACTCCGGGCTCACCAACGCGCACGCGATCGGCGTTCTGTCCGGCGGCGCGGCGTGGCAGTCGATCTCGATCAGCCCGGAGGATGCCCAGTTCCTCGGCACGCGCGCCGGCCAGAACCTGGACATCGCGATGTTGTACGGGGTGCCGCCGCACATGCTCGGTCAGGTCGACCGCACCACGTCGTGGGGTACCGGCATCGAGCAGCAGTCCATCGGGTTCCTGACGTACACGCTGGCTGACTGGGTGGGGATCTTCGAGGACGCGTGGACGTCGATGCTGCCGCGCACTCAGCGGGCCCGGTTCGACACGACCGAGTTGCAGCGCACGGACACGACCGGCCGCTACGCCGGGTACGTCCAGGCCCGCACCGCGGGGCTGCTGACCCAGAACGAGATCCGCGCCAAGGAAAACATGCCGCCGGTGCCCGGTGGCGACGACCCGAACGCCCCGCTCAACAGCGCGCACTCCGGGGACGCTCCCGGGGCGCCCCCGCCGGTAGAGGAGCCGTGATGGACCTGTCCGCTCGGGCCGCACGGCCCAACGAGATCGAGCGTCGCAGTATGCCGTTCAAGGGCGTCGAGCTGCGCGCCAAGCCGGACGGTTCCGGCGGCGACACGCTGACGTTCACTGGGTACGCCTGCGTCACTGAGCAGGGGTACGAGATGGAGGACTGGCTCGGCCCGTACACCGAGGTGGTCCGCAACGGGGCGTTCACCAAGACGCTGTCCGAGGGCGCCGATGTGCCGTTCCTCGTGAACCACGGCGGCCTGACCCTCGCCAGGACGAAGAGCGGGACGCTGCGCCTGGCCGAGGACGACACGGGCCTGCACACCGAGGCCGACCTCGACCCGGCCTCCCCGCACGTGCAGGCGCTGCGCTCTGCGATGGACCGCGGTGACGTCGACGAGATGTCGTTCGGGTTCTGGGTGACCCGTCAGCAGTGGAGCCCCGACTTCGACCAGCGCGACATCCTCGAAGTCCGCCTGCACAAGGGTGACGTGTCCGTCGTGAACTACGGCGCCAACCCCAACACGGCCGGGGCCCAGCTCAACGCCCGCGACGTCACGGGCCAGCTGGCCCGCCTGACCCCCGACGAGCGCAGGGGCGTGTTCGAGCGCCTGGCCGCCGAGTTCCAGCCCGCGCCCGAACCGGCGCCGACCGCCGGGCTCGGCCTGTACGACGCGCGCGCACGGGCGCTCGCTCTCTGACCGTTTCACCGCCCACGCCGCGCCGGAGCCGCGCCGACCGCCACGCCGGACCCCTGCGGGGGCACCACCTGGCCGTCACCCGGACCACCACCCGACACGGGCACGCCACCATCCACTCCCAGAAGGGAACCGCCATGTCCAGGGCCCTTATCGACGCCCTCATCAAGCGGCGTGCCGAGCGCAAGACCGACCTCGACACGCTCATGAAGACCCCGACCGCCGAGACTCGCGACCTGAACGACGAGGAGCGCGGCAAGTTCGACGCGATCGAGAAGGAGATCCGCGACATCGACACGCGGATCAAGGAACTCGACGAGCAGCTGACCCGAGATGCCGCCGCCGCCGAGGTCGCCAAGCGGTACAAGGCGCCGGCGCCCGGGGACGGTGTCCGCTCCGAGCCGCGCGCTTACCAGCGGGGCCTGCGCCACTCGTACTTCCTCGACCTGGCGCGCGTCGAGCTGAACCGCGGCGACGGTGACGGCGGCGTTGAGGCGGCCCGCGACCGTATCCGGCGGCACCAGTCCGAGCTGGACGTCGACATGCCGCGCCGCGAGGCGCAGCGCGCCGACCGTGCCGACAAGGAACTCCGCGGGATCGACAAGGCCTCGTCGTTCGAGAAGCGGACCAACCCGAACAGGACCGATGGTCAGGGCGGCTACTTCGTGCCGCCGCTGTGGCTGGTGGACGAGTACATCGACCTGCCGCGGTTCGGTCGGACGTTCGCGAACAGCGTCCGCAACATGACACTGCCGTCCGGTACGGACAGCATCAACATCCCCAAGGTGGCGACGGGCACCCTGACCGGTGTACAGACCGCCGACGCGGCCGCCGTGACCTCGCAGGACATGACGGACACGTTCGTGTCCGCGCCGGTCCGCACCATCGCCGGTCAGCAGGACGTCGCCCTCCAGCTCCTCGACCAGTCGCCGGTCGGGTTCGACGAGATCGTCTTCGCCGACTTGATGGCGGACTACAACCTGCGTCTGGACACCCAGTGCCTCTCGGGCTCTGGCACGTCCGGCCAGCTCAAGGGCGTACTGAACGTGTCCGGCATCAACGCGGTGACGTACACCGACGCCTCTCCGACCGTCCCCGAGCTGTACCTGCCGTGGCTTCAGGCCATGTCGAAGGTCTCGAACAACCGGAAGATGGGCCCGACCGCCGCGTTCGTCACCCCGGCCCGCTGGTACTGGATGATGTCCGCCCTCGACTCCTCGAACCGGCCGCTCGTCCTGCCCGACACGAGCTCCCCGTTCAACCCGCTGGCTCTCCAGACCGGAAGCGACGTCGAGGGCTATGTCGGAAAGGTCGCCGGTCTGCCGACGCTGACCGACGGCAACATCCCCTCCAACCTCGGCGCGGGTACGAACGAGGACCGGGCGATCATCGCCCGCACCCCCGACATCTACCTGTGGGAGGGCGCGATGCGCTCCCGCGTCCTGACCGAGGTGCTGTCCGGCACCCTCCAGGTCCGTCTCCAGGTGTGGAACTACGCCGCTTTCATGGCCGACCGTAGGCCCGAAGCCATTTCGGTGATCTCCGGTACCGGCCTCATCGCCCCGTCCGGCTTCTGATCCCCGAGCCCCCGGCCGGCCGCCCGAGGGTGCGGCCG